GATCCCCGAACTGACAGAAAAAGCGAAAAGGCTGTTCGAGGATCTCCCGGAACTGATCGGAGGATTGATTTCCGACGCAAAGAACCACGCGGCAGAAGCTATCCAAAACGCCAAAGACGCGATTGCATCCGTCCCGGATCGCATCAAAGATAAGGCGGAGGATGTCAAAAGCTGGGTGAGCGATAAGGTTGACGGGGTCAAAGGTTGGGTGAGCAATATCGGAAGTTCGCTCAGCAATGCGTGGAGCAGCGTAAAAAGCAATTTCTCTGCCGGATATGACGCCGCAACAGGAAAATCGCACTCGGCTTACGCCTGGGGCGGCATCATCCAGTCTCCGCACATGGCTATGGTCGCGGAGGACGGCGCGGAGGCAATCATCCCGCTCTCTCCGAGCAAGCGTCAGCGCGGACTCGATCTGTGGCAGGAGGCGGGTCAGACTCTTGGCGTTCAGCCTTATGAGGACGGCGGGATCGCAGGAGACACGATGCCGATTTCGACCACGACGGTCGAGGGCGGCGCGAGCAACAATTTCGACATACACGTCGAAGTCAGCCCGGAATTCGTGATCGAAGCGCGGGACGCCGGATTCGACGGCGAAAGTCTCGTGTCCATAGTCCGGGAGCATATCCGCGAAATGGCGGACGACATCGGAGACGAGATCGCCGACAGGCTCGCCCGCGTGTTCTCGAATATGCCCGTGAAAGGAACGGCTTAATGGATCTTTACATGACCGAAAAGGAAACCGGGGCGAAAATCGCGCTCTCCCTGCTCCCCGACAGCGTAAAGGCAAAGGTCAGCGCGAACGTCATTTCGTACAACTTCATCTCGGTCGGCGAGGTGAAGATGCCGAGCGGACAGAAACTCCGGCAGTTCTCGTGGAGCGGCGTTTTTCCCGGAAAGAAGACCGCCGCGCTGCCGTTCGTGAAGTCCCAGTTCTGGAAACCGCCGAAGACCATCATCAACACGATGGAAAACTGGCGGAAAAAAGGAACGCACATCATTCTGATGCTGACGGAAACCCCGCTGAACTGCACGACCTATCTCTCGTCGTTCGAGCACACCTTCAAGGGCGGGCTCGGCGACGTCCAGTACAGCGTGACGTTCATGGAGTACAAGCCCGTCAAGGTCTATGCGCTCGGCGAGTCGATGAAGGAGTCCATGAAGAGCGACAACAACATCGACAGCGGTTCGCGCCCGGCCTCGCAGACCCCGAATACCGAAACCGCAACAAACTCCGCGCAGGCTTCCGCGTACACGACGAAGTTCGGCGACAGCGTATGGAAGATCGCGCAGGAGAAGCTCGGGGACGGCGGCAGGTATCAGGAGATCATCGACATGAACAAGGACAGCCTCGTCAACGGCGGACTCGATATGCCCGCCGGGGTGGTTCTCGTTCTTCCTTCCTCGTAAGGAGGCTGGCGCATGATCGACATCAGCAAGCTGACCTATAAAATCGTCGTTCTCGGAGAAACGGGCGGGCAGCTCGACGTGACCGACATCACCGACAATCTGTCCTGGGAAGAAAACGACGGGGAGCTCGCCATGAGGCTCTCCGTCACGCTCGCCAATACGACGCACAACGGGAAACGGATCTCCAGTATCGCAAAACCGAACTGCTACATCATCGTAACAGCCGAGGTCGAAAGCGCATCCGACGAGGTTGCCCGCGTGAGGATCACCGAGTGGGAGCCGACGCGGACGGGCGAGAGCGATTCCATTGTGCTGTCCGGGTACGACGAGCTGTACGATCTCCAGAAATCGCAGGACAACCGATACCTCCCGGAAGGGACGGGGACGGACACCGCGATCAAGGCGATCTTCTCCGAATGGGGCATTCCCATTTCGAGGTACGAAGGACCGAGCAACCCGAACGCCAAGACGACATACAGGAACGAATACCTGTCCGACATTATTCTCGATCTTATGAATACTGCTGTCCAGCACGGCGAAAAGGAATGCGTGATCCGCGCGAAGAAAGGAAAGGTGTCGATTGAACCTCGCGGAACGAACGGCACCGTCTATGTCTTTACGGACGCGCTCAACCTTGAACTGAGCCGCTACCGCATCAGCACCGTTGATATGGTGACGGTCGTGAAAATCGTCGCCCCGGAAAGCAGCGACGGGAGACAGAAGATCGAGGCGATAGAGAACGGCAAAGTCCAGTATGGCAAGCGGCAGAGGATCCTCGTGCGCGATAAGGAGGATTCTCTCGCAACGGCTCGGGCGGCGGCGCGGAAGATCCTCGAAGACGACGGAAAGCCCGCCGAAACCTTCGAAGTTCGCTCGCCGGACGTCCCGTACATCCGCAAGGGCGACAAGGTGAAGGTGGCGACGCGCGTCTACGAGGGCTTCGCTCATGTCCTGTCCGTGCAGCACAACGCCACGAACAGATCCATGACGATGACGATTGAACCGCTCGCCGAAGCGGGGGACGAAAAGGCGGACGATCAGAGCGCCGAATCGGAACTGCAGGAGCGGTGAAAGGAGGAAGCGGATGCAGAATAAAGGGGTGTCCCGCCTCGCCAAAGCGATAGACGACAGGATCAAGAGGAACCGGGAGGCGTTCACCTCGCTGGTTCTCGACACCGGAACGATCCAGGGCGACATGAGCCTCCTGACGGACTCCTACCCCATCCCCATCCCGCAGAAGGACTACTATGTGAACGAGCTCCTGACCCTCGGCGACAAGGACGACGTCCTCTATCAGACGCAGGAGGAGGGAAAGCCGAACGACGGCAGACACACCCACGGCGGCGTCATTGAGGAAGAACCTCCGGAAGAAGACCCCCCGGAGGAAGATTCCGGGGACGGAGGCGGAGGCGGAGGCGGGGGCGATTCGGAAGAGCCGGAGGAACCGGAAGAGCCGGAAGAACCCGAGGAGCCTGCCGAGAATGCCGTGAACGGCGCACATATCCACGATATGCTGATCTCCGAGAAGATGCGCTGGCTGAAACCGGGCGACCGCGTTCTCGTGGCGTGGGTGGAGTATGACGCCTTCGTCATCATGCGGTTTCTTCCGGCGACGGAAATCGGGTAAGGAGGCGAGTTTATGGCAGAAACCCTTTTCCCTGTGTTCGACGTGCCGGAGGTCAGCACAACGACGCAGGACAAGAACAGACGATACAAACCCAGCGTGTTTTTTGATTTCGAAGCGGAGGATTTCCGACTGGACGGAGCGCACCGCATGACCGTCGCGGACGGGCAGGAAGCCTACCAACAGTGGTGCCGGAAGGTCGTCATGACCGAGCGCGACGCGTTCCTTGCCTATTCCACGGACATCGGCATCGAGGGCGAATACGCTCTGTCCCTCGGAGATCACGCGGCGGTCGAATCCGCGCTGGAAAAAACCATCACAGAGGCGCTTATGGTAAACACGCACACCGAGTATGTCCGAAATTTCGAGTTTTCGTGGAGCGCGGACGAGATCCGCGTCACGTTCACCGTCAAGGGCAGACCGTGGGATGAGGCGAGAATGAGCGCCTCCATTTCAGTATAAGGAGGTGAATCCGAATGCCGGACACTTTCACCTTTGTCCCCCCTTCCTGGCTTGAGAACCAGGACGCGGAAACCATACACCGCCGCATGATGGGGAATCTCCCCGCCGACATAGACGACACCGAGGGCGGCTTCCCATGGGATTTCACCAAGCCGACCGCGCTTGAAAAGGCGGAGATGCTCCAATACGAGGTCATGGAAACCCTCAAGACCATGCACTACATGTTCGCGTATGGCATCTATCTGGACTACCACGCGGAAGCGTACACCCTCAGACGGCGCGGCTCGGTGGCGGCTTCGGGGGATCTGACAATACACGGCTCGCCCGGAACGGTGATCCCGAAGGGCTTTCTTTTTGCCGTTCCCGCGAAGGGATCCTCGTCGGCGATCACGTTCGCCGCGAACGAGGAAGTCACGCTCGACTACAACGGCGACGCCACGGTTTCCGTGACCTGCACCGAATACGGCACAATCGGGAACGTGGCGGCGGATACCATCGTCATCATGGTATCTCCGATCACGGGCATCAAGAGCATCACCAACGAGGAAGAGCTGACGGGCGGCGCGGCTGAGGAGGACGACGAAACGCTCCGGGAGCGCATCCGGGAATACCTCAAGACGGTGAACGTGTCGTTCGCGGGGTGCGACTCGGACTATAAGCGGTGGTCGCTCGAGCTTGACAGCGTGGGGAGCGTGGTCGTGATCCCCGAATGGAACGGACCGGGGACGGTCAAGGTCGTGGTTCTCGACAGAAACTCCGTCCCGGCAAACGAGATCATCCTCGCCGAGGTCTACGATCACATCGTGTCCCCGGACGACCGGGACAAGCGGCTCGCGCCCATCGGAGCGACGGTTTCCGTGGTGGCTCCGACGACGAAGAACATTTCCGTCTCCTGCGACATCACGCTCGAAAGCGGAGCTGTCCTCGCCGACATCGAGAGCGAGATCGCCGCGAGCATCACGGAGTACATTCGGAGCGGCACGAACATCGTCCGGCTCGCGAAGATCGGCTCCATCATCCTCGGGACGGACGGCGTGGCTGACTACGACGACCTGACGCTGAACGGCGACACGGAAAACATCCCGGTGGCGAAGGACGAGTACCCGACGCTGTACGCGCTGACGCTCGACGACGGGGAGGAATAAGCCGTGGAGATGCATGAACTGGAGCTGTTTCCGAACAGCGAATCCGCGAAGCGCATGGTAGCCCGCATTTCGCCGATCTACGGTCACTCTTATGTCGGGAAATGGATCTTCGAGGTCATGGGACTGGAGATCGACGAAGTGCGCGAGATCGTGGCGAGCCTGCGCGACCAGTGCTTTCTCGAGCGCGTGACGTGGGGGATGCGCTATTGGGAGGAGCGGTACGGGATCGAAGTGGACGAAACCCTCGACCTTGAATACCGCAGGTCGAGGATTCAGAGAGCCGGGACGCGATACGGACCCATATCCCCGGCGAAAGTCGAGGAGATCATACACGAGTTTTCCGGGCGGATCGTCCACGTCGTCGAGGACAACCCTCACTATGCGTTCGATCTGCTGTTCGAGGAAGGCGAGAAGGACATCGACTACACGGCGATCATCGAAAAAGTCAACAGCATCAAGCCTTCCCATCTTACCTACCGCGTCGTCCTGCCGCGCTCGCAGATCCAGAGCCTGTATTTCGCCGCCGCCGTCCATCAGCGCAAGGTCATCTCGGACGTCGTGAGGGACAGCAGCGGCTTGGGCGATATTGGGTGGCTCGCGGACGAGAACGGGGACACCCTCCTCGACGAGGACGGAAACGTCCTGATCGACGCGGAATAACACCGAAAGGAGAACCGAATGAGCATTACTCCAAGACTTACGAACGCCGGGCGCGGGCTTCTGATCCGCGCGCTTTCCGGCGAAACGATCAATTTCACCCGCCTGAAAATCGGCAGCGGGGACGCTCCGTCCGAGCCTTTCGGCGGCGACTACTGGTACAGCACGTCCGAGCGTCAGCTTTATGTTTACACGGAAAGCTGGGCGTCGGAAACCCGGAGCTTTACCTACAACGCGAACGCGCCCGGCTCCCCCTCGGCGGGCGATCTCTGGTTCGACCGGACCGTCAACCTGCTGAAAGAATATGTGTATTCCTGGCTCGTCGCTTCCTCCCAGATCACGGTCAACGTGTCGGCGGGTTCGTCCGAGCCCGCAAACCCCGCCTCCGGGGATTACTGGGTCGACACGGCAAACCGCAAGCTGAAGGTCTACGGCGGCTCGTCCTGGTCGGAATACAGCGGATCGACGTTCACGTTTGCCGCTGTCGCCCCCTCAAATTCCTCGGCGGG